GACTTAGCTAGAAAAAACAAGACTGGTATTTATGCGCCTAAAGGTGACAAACCTAAGCCAAGAAAAAAAGTCAAAGCTATTGAACCAGCTAAAGCAAGAAAAATTAAGGCTGAAGATAAAAAAGTTTTTGAAATTAGCACTAAAAAACCTACTGTAAAAGTAGCACCTAAAGATAATTCTAGAAAAGCTATAAAGAAAAGAAAAACTGCAGATAAAGCAGCAGGAGTATCTAAGTCGCAAATAAGAGCTAACAAAGCTAAATCTAAAGCCGAGGCTGCATTAGAAAAAGCTAAAAAATCTAAAAACCCATCCTATAAAGCGCAATTAAAACGTAAAGCGGATAGATTAGCTGCAAGAGCTAAACGCAAAGGAGGATCTCCGGTTAAAGCTGTAGGTGATCCAAAAGATCCAAAAGATCCAAAAGATCCAAAAAGAAAATACGGCAAGGTAACTGTTAAAAAAGATAAGGATGAATATGGATTTAATAGAGTTACAGTTAGTCAGCCTTATACAACGTCAAAAAGTGGTAAAAAAACTGGTAAAAGCTATAAGCAGTTAGAAAAAGAAGGCGGAGACGTGATTGCTGCTAAAAAGTTCAATGCTAAAAAGTCCGGTACTAGAACAAAAACTTTTACATACGGTAATGCTAAACCTGCAGGCGCGCAGATTTCAGCAAAAACGCCAAAACCTAAAATTGACTTAAGCAAAAAACCATCTTCACCTAAAAATAATAAAGGTTACTTCTACGAAAATAAAGTGGTACAGGAGTTTGGCGGTCATCAAACGACTGGTCGAGCTAGTGATTTAGCTAGCATTCAAAAAGGTAGTAGAAGTTCATTTAGACCAGTTACAGATAGAGAAGATCAACTAATGAAGTCAAAGTTTTATAGTGAAAAAAAGAATCCATACAGTATTGGAGAAAAAAAGTTCGAGCAGCATTTACGATACGTCGAAGCGTATGAAAAAAAGAAAAACGACAAAAATTTCGCTAGGAAAAAAATAACAGACAAGCGTAATGCTGAAGTAGCTGCTAAAAGAAAAGCTCTGAAAGCGAAACAAGACGCCGTGCGAGCCAAAAAGGGATATAAAAAATAATGAAAAAAATATTAGAATTTTTCAGTACTAAAGTTTTCAAACAAGTTGGTGATGTGGTTGACAACCTATTCACTAGCGAAGAAGAAAGACTTAATGCTAGAAATGCAATATTTAAAGTATTACAAGATGCTCAACTAGAGCTGCAAAGAATGCAAACTGAGATTATTGTAGCTGAAGCTAAGGGTAACTGGCTACAAAGAAGCTGGAGACCGATACTAATGCTATCATTTGGCTTTATAATAATATATACAAAATTCATATCACAATTATCTACAAGATTAATAACACCTATTTTAGAACCCGAATTTTGGCAATTACTAGAAATAGGTATTGGAGGTTATGTAATAGGTAGAAGTGGTGAAAAAATTGTGGACAAACTAGGACCACTATTCAATAAAAATAAATAAACAAAAATAAATATGGGATCACAAGCAATAGATGCTGGAGCGTTTGGTAAAGCTTTAGCTATAACTGGAAGCGCTAATATTCAACCAGCCTCTCAATGGCCTTTTTTAAATCAATCCGCAATCGTAGGAACTAACTTAAACGGTTCTCAGATATATTCTGGGTCAGGAGGAGCAATAGATGTTATACTAGCAGACGCAGTTGGTGTACAAGGGGTTGTTACTTCCTTGAGCTTAATTTCAGGGGGAACAGGTTATACAGCTGGAGCTGGACAAGCTACTACATCCGCTAGTGGCCTAGGTACTGGATTGACAGTGACTACAACAGTTGTTGGAGGAGTTATTACAGTAGGCGCAATAGCCGCCGCTGGAACTGGATACAGACAAGGTGATATAATAACAATTGCTGGAGGAAATGGTGGTCAATTTAGAATAAATGTTGTTGACTCATTACCAACAGCAGCTCAAAAAGTAACTTTCACAGACGTACCAGCTGGAACTGTATTACCAGTGTCAGTTGATTATGTTTTAAACACATCAACGGCTACAGGTATGGTAGCATTAAGATAAAGTGTAAGTAGTAAATATATACGTAACTATATTAATATAAACAATTAAATTAAATCAAATGTCAGAAGTAAAAAAAATTACAGAAGAGCAATTGAGCTCAATTAAAGACTTTAATCAAAAATCAAATAACGTACTATTAGAGATAGGTTTTTTAGAAACAAAAAAACTTGACTTATTAGCTGTTTATTCTGAAGTAATTAAAGAATTAAATACCCTTAAAGCAGATCTACAAAAAGAGTACGGTGATGTAAATATAAATTTACTAGACGGAACTTATGAAGATGTAGAAAAAGCAGTCGAAGAAAAATTAGAAGTAATAAAATAATGGATTCGGTTGTAAGAAAAATTAGTATAGGTTCTGATTATAAAAATGATGCTATGCATTATGCTGTAGGACAGCAGGTTTATGGAGGACACACTATATCAGCTATACTACACAATCAAGAAAACAACTCTTACAGTATATTTATAAAAAAAGAAAACGAGATAATGCCATGGAAGAAATTTAATTCTAATATGGCTATATCTGTTGAGTATGATTTAGAATATTGATGAGAAGTTTATATGATTTTATTATCAAGCCTTTTGGTGATAGATATGAAAACGAAAAAAAGATTGGTGATAAAACTTTAATTTTAAATACTAAAATAGAAAGTTGGAAATCTGTAAACAATTTAGCTATTGTTGTAGAAACGCCAAAAGCTTTTAAAACAAATATAAAAAAAGGAGATATAATAGTAGTACACCAAAATGTATTTAGAGTATTCTATGATATGAAAGGTGTTAAAAAAAATAGTAGATCATTTTTTAAAGATGGATTATATTTTTGTGCTATTGATCAAATATATTTGTATAAGAACACAGGGGATTGGCAATCATTTGGAAACAGATGTTTTGTAATGCCTTTAAAAAATAAAGACTCTTTAAAGTTAGATAAAGAACAAAAGCTTATTGGTATATTAAAATATGGTAATAAGTCCTTAGAAGCGCTTAAAATAGCCCCAGGGGATGTAGTAGGCTTTACGCCTAACAGTGAATGGGATTTTGTTATAGATGAGCAAAGAGTTTATTGTATGAAATCTAATGATATTGTAATTAAGTATGAACACGAAGGAAACGAAGAAGAGTATAATCCTAGCTGGGCAAAAAGCAGTTGAAGAATTAATTAAAGTAGCTAAAGAGGCTATTGTTGATTCAGGCGATGATATAACAGCTGATAGATTAAAAAATGCTGCAGCTACAAAAAAGTTAGCTATATTCGATGCTTTTGAAATACTTACTAGAATAGAAGCAGAAGAAGCTTTGTTGAATGATAATCCAAAAGAAGTAAAAGAAGAAAAAGCTTTTAGAGGATTTGCAGAAGGAAGATCTAGGTAATGTACAAGCAAACATTATACCATATCGTTAAAGATGCTATAAAACCTAAAGTTTTAAGTAGATTAAATAGATATAAGAAATGGGAATATGGTTACAATAAAGAATATGACTTTGTTGTAATAAGTAAAACCGGGGAAATAGGAGAGATATATAATATACAAGGATTAAGAATAGCTTTACCTAAAGAAAAAGATATAAAAGAGTTTTCAACTAATAAATGGGAACATACAGAATATCCTAAAGAATTAAAAAGAATTAAATCCGTATTTGACTGGGATGAATATCCAGTTGAATTTAAAGAAAAATGGTATGACTATATTGATACAGAATTTAAAAGGCGTGAAGAAGGCTTTTGGTTTATTAATAAAGACAAGTCTACTTATATTACTGGTACTAACTACATGTACCTGCAGTGGTCCAAGATTGATGTTGGGCAACCAGACTTTAGGGAATCAAACAGATTATTCTATTTATTCTGGGAGGCTTGTAAGGCAGATCAACGGTGTTACGGAATGTGTTATCTTAAGAACAGACGGTCAGGTTTCTCTTTCATGGCTTCAGGCGAGACGGTTAATCAGGCAACAATATCCACAGATTCTCGATTTGGGATTTTATCCAAGTCCGGGCCAGACGCCAAAAAGATGTTTACTGATAAGGTCGTACCCATTTCCGTTAATTACCCCTTCTTCTTCAAACCAATCCAGGACGGTATGGACAGGCCGAAGACAGAACTCGCGTACAGGGTACCAGCGTCGAAATTTACCAGAAAGAAACTTGACACCAACGAGAAGCTTAAGGAGATCTCCGGGCTCGATACAACGATCGACTGGAAGAACACCGGGGACAACTCGTACGACGGTGAAAAATTAAAACTATTAGTACACGACGAAAGTGGTAAGTGGGAAAAGCCTACAAATATATTAAACAACTGGAGGGTAACTAAAACTTGTTTAAGATTAGGATCTAGAATTATAGGTAAGTGTATGATGGGATCAACATCAAATGCGTTAGACAAAGGAGGAGCTAATTACAAGAAATTATATTATGATTCAGACGTTAACAAAAGAAACGCCAATGGACAGACTCGTTCAGGACTCTATTCTTTGTTCATACCTATGGAATGGAACTACGAAGGATACATTGATTCTTATGGCTTACCTGTATTCAATACACCAAAAAAACCGGCTGAAGGGCCCCAAGGAGATTTAATTGATACAGGTGTAATAGAATATTGGCAAAACGAAGTAAATGGATTAAAAGAAGATCAAGACGGTCTTAATGAATTTTATCGCCAGTTTCCAAGAACAGTAGAGCACGCTTTCAGGGATGAAGCCAAAGAGTCTTTATTTAATCTAGCTAAAATATATGAGCAAATAGATTATAATGCTGATTTAAAAAATACAGCTGTTATAACCACAGGTAGTTTTCAGTGGCAAGATGGTGTTAAAGATTCAAGGGTTATATTTATACCAAATAAAGATGGTAGATTCAAAGTATCTTGGGTTCCACCAATCGAGCTACAAAACAGAATGGTAATTAAAAACGGTAAGAAATATCCAGGAAATGAGCATTGCGGCGCTTTTGGATGTGATAGTTATGATATATCAGGTACTGTAGACGGTAGAGGATCTAATGGTTCTTTACATGGCTTAACAAAATTTAGTATGGAAAATGTTCCTCCGGATCATTTCTTTTTAGAATATATAGCAAGACCACAAACCGCTGAAATATTTTTTGAAGATGTATTGATGGCTTGTGTATTTTATGGTATGCCAATATTAGCTGAAAACAATAAGCCTAGACTATTGTATCATTTTAAAAGAAGAGGTTATAGAGGCTACTCTATGAACAGACCAGATAAATTAAAGCTTTCAGTAACAGAAAGAGAAATAGGTGGAATACCTAATTCAAGCGAAGATATAAAGCAAGCGCATGCTGCAGCTATAGAAACATACATAAACACCCGAGTAGGATTATTAGAAACAGGATATGGTAACATGTATTTTCAAAGAACATTAGAAGATTGGGCAAGATTTAATATAAACAACAGAACAAAGCATGATGCTTCTATAAGTTCAGGATTAGCATTAATGGCTTGCAATAAAAATAGATAT